CCATGTTTCATTGCAGCTAAAGACACAACTGTTGCACCAGCTTGTCTTAATGCCGCCACTATTTCGGTGTGGTTACTATCAATTCGAGCGTATGTCATTGATTTTCAATTAAAATAGATTAGTATTAGCTAACTTTACCATTAAAGGTTATATATGGCTGGATTTTATCTGACGGATGAACAGTTTATCGATGAGTGGAAAAAAATAGGATCACCATTATCATTTGCCAAAATCCATGGAATGTCTGAAAGATCAGTATATAACCGCAGACGATCAATAAAAACAAGATTAGACATTGAACTTCCTAGCTTTAAAGACCAACGAGTAAGTGATTATAAAAAGACCGAACAGACTGTAGGCAATACCCGAAGGGGTATAGATTTAGAAAAAGGTCGAATTATTGTCTTTTCTGACGCTCATTTTTGGCCTGACCAAACGACTACCGCTTTCAAAGCGTTGCTAGAAATGATTAAAGAATACAAGCCTACTGCCATTGTGTGCAATGGGGATGCCCTAGACGGGGCTTCTATCAGTAGATTTCCTAGAGGTGATTGGGACAAAATACCAACGGTTAAAGAAGAATTAGAAGCTTGTCAATATTTTTTAGGTGAAATTGAAGCTGTAGCCAAGGGTGCTAAGTTGTATTGGCCTTTAGGTAACCATGACGCTAGACTTGAAATGCGGATTATAGAGAACCTTCCAGCCTTTGAGGGCATGAGAGGTACAACTTTAAAAGAGTATTTCCCAGCGTGGTTTCCATGCTGGTCATTTTGGGTAAACCAAGATACTTGCATCAAACACCGATGGAAAGGTGGCTGGACAGGGGGTAGAAACAACACCCTTAATTCAGGGGTTAATATGATTACAGGACATACCCATGTACTTTCAGTAATTCCTTTTAATGACTATAACGGTACACGCTGGGGCGTTCAAACAGGCACTTTGGCCGATATTAACGGTCAGCAATTTGCCTACACAGAAGATCAACCAAAGGATTGGAATAGCGGTTTTGTAATGCTTTCCTTTGAAAGAAGCCGTCTTTTACAACCTGAAATGATTAGGGTATGGGGTGAGGATGAGGTAGAGTTTCGTGGCAAAATTCATTCAGTATGAAATTAACCCCATTTATCTTAGAGAATCTATACCTTTGCATGGCTGCTTGCCACCCAATGCGAAATTGGGACTTACCTGCGCCTGAACTTATCACATTTAAGGTTACTAGAGAAAATGATGCAATGGCTACCTACCGCTATGATGAAACGCTAGATAGACCCCACATTATTACCATTAGCCGTTTGCGTAATGAGCATTTTGATACCGTTCAACGCAGTCTTGCCCATGAAATATGTCACATGAGTTTTTGGAAAACAGATTATTGGGATAAACACGGTAAAGCTTTTAAAATCCGTACCCGTCAGATTGCCAGGGAGTTTGGCTGGGACAGCTTAGAATTGTAAAAAAGGGGTCGTAACCCCTTGATTTACTTACCAGTTTTGTAGAAGTCTTTTAAAGTACTTACAACTGCGTTGTACCAAAACTCATACATCTGCTTAGTGCGATCTGTTACTTCTTCAAACTTCTTGTACTGCTCATCAAATGTAAACATAGCAATCTCCTATTAAATGTTGCATTGCACCATTTTACACTATTTTGCCATTAAATACAGCCCAACATTTCCAAGAGCATATCCAAAATAAGTGATAGCCAATCCAGCATTTCCTTTAGCCAGTTGCTCAACTGATATATACGCATAAATTAGCCCTGTAACAATGATTAACCAGCTACTCAAGATTCCATCTCCAAGAGTTTTTGCTCCAAATCGAACCCCCAGTATGCTCTAAATGCTTTATTTCCAAGTCCATGAATACTGGTATGTGGATCGTGTCGGTGGTGAAACGCACATAATGGGACTGCTGCAGCGTTATCTCGCTTTTGCCCATAGCGTCTAATGTGATGGATTTCGACTGGGGTGTCATTGTCGCTGTATCCCATGTGTTTGCATACAACACAGCCATATCTCGCCAGCTTTGCATAATGATCCTTTTGGGCCTTACTTGCCATTAATGTAATCAACTGTCATTTGTTCTAGCTTTTCAGCAGATTCCGCAATGTCTACGCTTAACTCTAGCATTTGTGTAGCGTTTGCACCTTTAAGTGAATCGTCATACATCTTGCACAATAGTTTAAGGATTAAAAATTCTTCGGTTAGTTTTAATGTGCTCATTTTAAAATCCTATCTTGGTTGCGGTTTGATACTTCAAGGGTTTGCCATGTTGCGTGTCTTAATCTAGCGGCTTCAAGTTCCCATTTTAACTTTTCTGCGTTCTCCGTAGCCGCACCAATGGCTTTACACAAATCCTGATAATCTTGGCTTCGATACGCCTCACGCTCCTGCGCCCCAAGAGATTGTTCATCAGTTTGTGCCATTTTAATAGCTTTGAGGGAACTTTTATACGCCTCGAGTTGCGCCAATTCGCCTTTAGCTTGCGCATATTTACCTGCGTTTTCTAGTATGAAATCTATACATTTGTTTGGGTCTATCTCTCTTGTCATTTTCCTAGTTTCTTTTTAATAAGCATCTTCATGCGTTCTTCTTTTTCAGGGTATTGCGCTAGTAGGAGCACAACTTCAGGCCATCCCCGTTTTTTAGCTACTGCTATATACCAATTTACTAAATAATCGTCAGAGTTGTTCTTCAAGCTGCTTTATTCTTTGGCTAATCCTTGATCTTAACTGTTGCCAGCCTTCACCAGCATAGGGAGTTACACCTACCTCTTGAGCCTTCTTGATAGTCAATTCTTCTGTGGCGTAGAACGGCAATTCAGGCTTTTTAAGCGGCTCTATATCAAGTTCATCATCGTAGCGACCAGAGCGTAACCAGCTTGCAGGGTAAGGTATGTAGTCTTTAGCGGTTTCCTTAATTCTCCAATATTTAAGATGGCTTGGCAAAGCCTCTATAGCTTTTTCTTGTTCATCGGCAGTCATTGACCGCCAAGCCTTTTCTGCATCCTTACGAGCCATTTTACGGGGGTATAAACCATAGAACACAGCAAAGGTCATTGTGATTTCTCGCTAATTAAAGTGTGAACTTGAGTAGATATTTTACAAATATACTCAATGTCGTTTATAGACAACTGCCCTAGCAACTGTAGTATTTTCATAACAGCGACATCGTTATCTAAAGGTTGGGGTTTAATTAAAGTTTCGATCATGTTCTAACTCTGTAATTTGATCTCGCAGCGCAGCACATTCAATCTCCAACATCTTATTTTTTGCCTCTAATTCTGCCAATCTTAGGTGTATTTGCTGCAAGATTTCCTGTAAAAGAGGGTTCATTTACTTTCTTTCTTTTAGATTTGGGTTGAAAAGGTATTTCAGCATCTTCGTCTCTAACTTTGTACTCATCAATTGCTTTGGTAAGCAAAGCGACTGTACCCCATTGGATAAGGACTTCGAGTCCCTTTTTGTCAAAGATAACTTCAGCATTGGCCGATCCATCTTCATTTTGTTTCAGTATCTTTACTTGTATTTTCATGGTCTGCAAACTTTATAATAGGTTTATCAAGGGCAAGTTTAGCAAGTTCTATGTACCTATCGACTTCAAGTCTATCCTCACCACCAATAGCTGCTTTACTGTGTCCAATAGGCTTACCCATGTTGTCGTAAAAAACTTCACGGACTTCAAAGTAATCCTCATACGGACTGCTCATGTTTACTAATCGTAGATTCCAAGTCATAACAGACTCCAAAGGTTAATCTAGGGAGAGTATGATTTAGTTTTCTAAACTGTGTCAAGTATTTTTAAATTAAATGGGTTTTGTTGTTTTTTTTCGACAAATTGTCTTTTGCCCACATAGGTCTCAAATTAGTAAAGTGGTTTAATTTATAGTTATCTTCTATGGTTTTTGCTGAATCCATAGGAATTATGTGATCTATATGCCATAACTTACGGTTTTCCCAACTCATACCAGTTAAAAACTGTTTTTCAATATGTTGCAACAATTCTTGGTGTGTACATCCAAGAGTTTGATAAACTTTGGTTGTTTTTTTGTAATCGTTTTTTGCAGCATAACAAACATATTGTTTAATGTTTCTACCGTGCACCTTGATAGGATTCCAATAATTACAATGAGGAAAGTTAGGATTTAACATATAAGTATTTAAGGCTGTTCTTTCGGTGAACGAACCTAGCCACCTAGATTCGCCTTCATCTGCTCCATCGGAGTTACAGAACCCGCCAGTCGTTCGTTGAATCGGCACTAGCTTCGCCACCGATTTGTGTGCTGTTACATCAACTATCCCACAGTAGCACTTGTATCTTGAAAGCTGTTGTTTTTAGCCGACCAATCAAGACCAAGCGGAAATAGAAAAAGCCCTTCAAAGGTAATCTCTAAGTTGATACCATTTTAGAAAAGACCAGCCAGCCTTTCCAAAATGCTCAGAAACTACCCTTCAAGGGCTTTAGGCTGGTATTCGCTACGGGTATCAATCCGCTTACCAGCAGTATACATCAATCTAATTCAGGCCATATAAATTTAAAAGTGCTTGGAAACAGCGATTTTCTAGTTATCAAGCCGTGTGATTGCTTTTCTAATTCAGCCGCTAAACGAATCAATTGCCCTTCAGGAATATCGGTTGTACGCCAATGGGTAACGGCTGCTTGGCTTACTTTAGCCATTTTTGCTACCTTTTTTGTACCCCCAAGTAGGTCAATAAATTGGTCATGTGATAGGGTAAAAGTATCTTTCATACAACAATCTTAACCCTTTAAGATATATTTTACAAGACCCTTGACATATTGATTTAGTTATCTAAAATAGATGGTACGGCATAAGCCGTGTAAATTAGGAGAAACTCTCATGAGTGAGCAAGAGCAAGACTTCAACAGCTTCCAAGAACACTTGGAACGCATCTTTAAAGACCTCAATGATGGGGTATTTATTACAGCAGATGAAATTGGTGACCTACGCTATGCGTGTGGACTACCTTCGCCTGTACGCAAAAACCCCGTATTAAAAGCAGTCTTTGATGACTATTCAACTATTTTTGGAGCAAAGAAATGATTATTTCAGATAGCAGTAAAGAATTTAAAATAGCCCCATCAGGCAACCATATGGCTCGTTTGTACTCAGTCATTGACTTAGGGCATCAAGCTACCGAATGGGCTGGCGAAACCAAGATCATGCACAAAGTCGTATTGACTTGGGAATTGCATGGTAAAGACGATAACGAGCAGTCATTAACTACGGATGACGGTAAACCTTTAATAGTGTCTAAGCGTTATACCGTAAGCCTTGGAGAACAGGCCCGATTGCGTCAAGACCTAGAAGCATGGTCTAACAAGAAAATGACCGCAGAAGATCGCAAGAACTTTGACCTTAAGAATCTATTAGGCAAGTTCTGTATGGTCAATATCACCCATTCAGAAGATGGTCGATATGCCAATATTTCAGGTATTAGCCCTGTACCATCAGCACTCAGAGCGCACCAGCCTGAAGCCATCAATCCTATAGTTCACTTTTGGTTAGCTGAGTTTGACCAGGCTAAGTACGATGCGCTGCCTAAGTATTACCGTGAAAAGATTACGGAATCAAGCGAATGGCGTGGTCAAAAGGCTAAAGATGAAAACAAAGTAACTATTGAAGATAGCGACTTATCGGATATACCTTTCTGATGATAGTTAAAGAAAAGATAGCCGAATCAGGCCATTGGTATACCAAGCAGGGAACACCTGCCTATACCACCATTGGTAAGACTGGGGAAAGACCTACGACTTTGCGTGATGCAAGGAAAGAAGGGCTTTTGCCCAGCACTACTACCATCATCAACATTATGTCCAAAGCGGGCTTAGATACTTGGAAACAACAACAGGTATTACTATCCGCTTTAACGCTTCCTAGAGGGCTTGAGGAAAGCGAACAGGAGTGGTTGGCTAGGGTAATGAAGGACAGTCGAGAAACGGGCTACCAAGCCGCTAATCGGGGTACTGCAATTCACGGCATTATTCAGAATTGGTTTGAACAGGTCTATATGCCTGAAAAACCTTTGTACCTTGATGCGATTGATAGTACGCTTAAAAGTGCGTTTGGCGAACAGGCTTGGCTATGTGAGAAGTCCTTTGCTCATCACCTGGGCTACGGTGGGCGTGTAGACCTTATGTCTAAACCGATTAACGGTAAGGGCACGGGCTTTGTTGTGGACTTCAAGACTAAAGATACTGATTTAGATAAGGTTGATGTATATTTTGAGCATGAACTACAGTTAGCGTCTTATCGTGAAGGACTAAACTTGCCCAACGCTAGGTGCGCCATCGTATTTGTCAATGGCACGACTAACCAAGTAAAATTAATAGAAATAGAAGAATCCAATCTCCAAAAGAGTTGGGATTGCTTCCAGCACTTGTTAAGGGTCTATCAGATCAAAAACAACTTGTAGTATTGGGGGAAAGCATCACGGAGCGAGTACCCCACCCCTTTTAGGGCGTTAAGCCGCCATAGTAGGATGCAGTAAGTTAGGGTTTTTGCGGCTTTCCACCTAACAGCTAGTAACTGCTAAATACTGCCCTGTCTCTTTTTTGCAACTAAGGGTTTTTATTAGATAAAATGTATTGATTTACTTTAGTTTTCTAAATTAAACTGGATGTACTCAATAACGAGTGAGATAGAAAAAGGAGCATCAAATGAAACTAGGAATCACTAAAGAAGGTTATGCAGAGTATGTTTGGACTACTCTTGATGGTTATGAAATTACCCAATCACAGGTAGAAGATATTTGTGACATAGTTAAAGATGCTACTGGCAAAGCAATGCCTCATAAAGACATCTTAAGAATGGTGGACTTGTTCAAGTCTTTTGCACTAGACGATTTTAAAGTTTAACTCCCACTTTCAACGGTAGGCCATAGGCATTATTCAGTTCTATGGCTCGCAGAGATTTCAGATCTAAGAAGTCTATGGCCTACCACCCAACTAAGGAATTATCATGAAATATTTATTACTAATCACCCCGTTTGTTTTAGCAGCTTGCAGTTCTTTTGAACCACCTAATGTCACGCTAGAAACTGACAAACAGGCTTATCACATGACTAGATCACAAGTTATCCTAGGGATTAACGAGTGCGAATCAGCAGGTACACGCCCAGTAGTTGTTACGGCAAAACGCAAGATTCACGGTGTTTCAACCGATGTAGTTGTAGAAGTGACTTGCCACCCACGCTACAAGATTTTTCACTAGGAGATTGCCATGACTAAAATTGACATTATTGGTGTAATTTTGTTAGGTATCTTGCTAGGCTCAATGGTTGCGTGGGGGTTCTAATGGATAACTTTGAACTAGACTTTAGACCGATGGCTAGGAATACAGACCCGTTTACATCGCACCTTGCAGCATCAGCGATGAACCCATCGGCCCATTATTCTTTGATAGTCAAGGCGTTAGAAGTATCCCCAGCAGGTAAGACTTTAATTGCTAAGAGATCAGGGTTAGACCATAACCAAGTGGCTAGAAGATTGACTGAACTGGAAAGAAACGGAATTATTAGCTTAACTGGTAAAACTGTTAAAAGTGACACTAATCGTCAAGAAAGGGAATGGTATTTAAGATGAGCACAAGAACAAAGGGAATGGTTGGCAAAACTTATAAATCAACTTCTGAGGCGTTTAAAGATGCTGACTATGCTAGTGCCATAGAAAGGCCACAATCGTCTGATTTCAGCGGTTTTGGTGCGTTCTGTGGGGGTATGTTGTTTGTAGCTGTGTTTGCGTACAGCTTTTGGAAAACGATTAGCTAATTACATTAAAGCTAATGCCTTTTTGTAGATTTTGCTTTGCTGGGATTACTTGCAAATTTGTAGGTGTATGTAATCCCGATACATTTTTACCGTGCAATGGAATAATGTGGTCTACATGATGTAATTGGCCTGTTAATTTAGTCAAGATATTTGCCAATTTGTATTGCGTTTCCATGCGCTCAAAGTGAATTTCTGTAAGCCAAGTTGGTGTTCTTTGTTTTTTACCAGTTTTACGCTTTTTGCTTAATGCATTAACTTTGGCTGGATTTTGCTTTTTGTAATCAAGCTGATATTGCTTAATTTGTTCTTTATTAACTTCGTAATATTCAGCAGTTTTTTGCCGTTGCTGCTCTTGATTAGCTAAACGCCATGCCTTTTTATATTCCCGCAATGCTTTACGGTTTTTTGCACGATATTCCGCAAAATATTCTTTAGAACTAGCCATTGTTTAAAATATCAAAAATCATATTAATTTTAGCTTTTCTATCAGCAATGCCAATTAATCCACCGTTTATTCGTTTAGTCATGGTTTCTATGTCCCCAATATCAGCAAGCGCATTTAAGTTCTTTTTGTTAAAAAACCACCCCGCACTTAAAGCCGCATATTTAGGAGTAGCAAGCCAATCAGGATTACTGAGAAGATCCACACCAATACCAAGTCCGCAGTTTGCATAGTTTTCTTTTCCAGTTAGCTGGATCAATCCACGCCCAATGTATTTAGCGGCATCTTCAGCAGATTCATTACCCATACGCCCAAGATAAACCTTTCCAGCTATGCGTTCAGGCTTACGGGCATATTCCTCTGCGTATTCCTCATTAGGAAAGCGTGAAGGCCATGTGGCTACCAACCCTTTGGCTGAATAATTTAAGTTCTCTATGAGGCGTTTAAAGCCGCCTGATTCGTGCATACATTGACCAATGAAAGCAGCTTGACGCTTTGGCGTAGAAATGTCGTATTTGGCAAAGGTTTCGGTCAAAGGTTCTACCCATTCTTCACCAATCCCTAATTTGTCTAACTGCTCATTTGTCAGCATTTTTAGACTTCATATCCACGATCTTCTCAAGGGTACGACCACCAAAATAGAACGACATAATGAGCATACCCCATTGACCTAGTAACTCTACATAGCGTTCATTGGTATCCATGTCAAAGGCTGACATAAATGCAAAGATAAAATAGCCTGTAATGATGGCAATAAGGGTCATTGGGCGAATGTTTTTAGCTAACCAGCTATCAGAAGCCATGTCCGCTTGTGCCCGTTTAGTAAGTTCTTGGGCCTCATTAATATCCGCTTGAATGTCTGCCAGTTTGCCGTCTTGGGCTAACTTAGCTAGTTCTAATTGGGCTTGGGCTTTTTGTGCAGGGTCAGGAATTAGCTTATCAACCAACTTCATTCCTACGCCAATAATGTCATCAATTCCGAACATTTTTATTCCTTTCCTCAATTAGCTTTACCCGCACATGAAGTTCGTGCAATTCTTTGTAAATTTCTTCTCTGATTCTTGCCCGTTTTTCTGCTGAAATAGGGCTATCTGTTGGTATGCCTTCGCTAGTAATCAACGCTGGCATCTTGCCTTCAATTTGGGTAAGGCGAGTTTGAAATGACGATACTTGCCCAAGCAACCATCCCAAACAAACAACCACAATAGGGATAACTGCCTTTAGTAAGTCCTGCATATTCATTTTGGCACTTCAAAGCCGTGGGTACTGAGCCAAAGGTAACCTAGCAAAGCAATAAAAGCATAGCCAATGGTCTTTATAGAAAACCAGCCAAACTGGGTGACTTTCTCATTAAGCCATTCTTTAATAGCTTCTTTAACAACTTCTTTATCTAGGTCTGCCATATATGCTCACTTAGGTTTGCGTGTAGTTGTTTTTTTAGCTACTGTTGTAGCTTTTTTGGCAACTTTTTTAATGGCTGCTTTTTTGACAACAGGTTTAAATTCAAAGGTTTCAATCTTTGGTTGAAAGCCAAACTTGTCAAGTATCCATGTAAATGTAAAGTTCATATTAAACTTTCAACTCATCTAGTTGCGCTTGTAGGTCGGCAATTTGTTTAGCAATTTGAGCAGGCAATTCAGCTTTACGCTTGGCTTCATCCGCTTCCCATTGAGCGTACATTGCTTGTGCTTGTGCTACTTCTTGGGCATTTAGCTCAACAATTTCACGCTCACCAGTAATTACATCCATTTGTATTCTGTTCATGGTTTACTCGTAAAGAATGTTGATTGAACCAGCATCAAATGTATCTGTGCCGTTTACTGTAGTAATGCGTACTCTGTCTAATGTTCCAGAAAGGATTTTTTGACCTGCGCCTACAGAAGTTGTATATGTTGTATCAGAGTTAGCAATTGTAGAAGAAGCTATCCAAGTGTTACTTCCAATTAAAGTAAGAACGCAAGTTCCGTTGCGAGAAAATGCGGCAGAAATTACACCTGTAAGTAAAAATCCTGTAGAACTTGTATATGCTCCAGCACCAGCAGAAGTAACGCTTGTATATGATGTAGCATCTACACTACCAGCACCTATTTGTACTTGAAAATTTGATGTGCCACTACTAGAAACACCAGCTAAAAGCACGGTAATTCGCTTAACCCAAGAAGGAATGCTAGTAAAGTCAATGCTTGTACCGCTTGTAGAGGCTACGGCAGTACCAGTAGTAATTGCACCACCTTGATAATTTGTTAATGAAGGAGTATTACTAGATGCAAATGCTATTTTAGGAACTGTTAAAGTTGTGCCATCAAAAGTAAGTGCAGATGACGCTCCAAAAACACCACTATTGTTGTATTGTATTTGAGTATTTGAACCTGCTGGTGCTGCAATAGAACCCCAAGCAGTTCCGTTGTACCCTTCAAAGTTTGTTGAAGTAGTATTAAAACGAAGCATTCCTGTTGCAGGGGTAGGTTGTTGTCCTGTTGTTCCTACTGGGACTTTTAATGCACCAGTACCGTTAAATTGACTATTTGCGGCAAATGTAGCAACTCCAGTTACAGCTAATGTGCCACTAGCACTTAATGTAGTAAATGCACCGCTGGCAGGGGTAGTAGCACCAATGGTAGTACCATTAATCGTACCGCCAGTAATATTAACTGCGGTAGTTGTAGCAGCTACAAACTGGGTATATTCAACAGCATCTCCTGCTACTGTGCCAGGGTCAAGGTTAATGACCTTGTTGGTATTCATGTCCAAATCACCAGTCATGGGTGTTTGACCATCAGCAGCAACAGAACCAGTTAAGGCCGCAGCAATGTCTGTAAGAGTGCTATTTGCCCATGTAGAGGCAATAACCGTGCCTGTAACTACTGGATTTAAAGCTGGAAGGCTGTAAACCCCCGATCCGTTTCTACTCATTTTGATTCCTCTTTAGATTGATTTGCGCCTGCTTTTATTGCGCCTTCCATCATTAACATTTTAGCCAAATTGCGTGTTTCAGGGCTTAAGTTTTGCATTTGTTGTTTAGTTAATCCTTGTTGAATTGGCCGAGATAAAGCAGCACTTCTAAAGGCTGGTCTAATAAGTCCAGCAGCTACCCCTAAAGCACCAGTTTGTGCATCGCCAGCGTATGCTCCAGCACTACCAAGACCCATAGAAGCGTAAACATCAATAGGGCTAATTTGTGTCAAACTTCCCATGCCCTCAACACGCTGTGCTGCTTTAGGAAACGCTGCTCCAAATTCTCCAATTTCTTTTAATTCGCCAGTTAAAGGTTTTTTATTGCGTAGTTGATTAGCCATTTTTATGGCGTCAATAGTGCCAGTTTTAGGATTTAAAGCACTTTCAATAGAGTATGTTTTAGCAATTGTTTGTCTAGCTTGTCTAAATTTATCTAACAATTCAGTTTGTTTAGAATTTGCTAAATAATTTTCAATTGTGTTTTCTAAAACTTCACTAGCGTCTTTGTTAGCCCTGCCGAGCAATGATTTACCCTGCTTAAACGCTTCATCAGCGTTATCCCGCAAAAGATTAATTTTAGAAACAGCAGATTTAACATCAAAACTTGATGTTTTTAAAGAATCAATTACATCAATAATTGGTTTAGCTTCAGGTGAAGCAAAGTCTGCCGATGCTGCTTTAGCATCCCTGTATGGCTCAATGTTATCTAATGCTTGTACAAATTTAGGGCTAGTTTTTACTCGACCTGACAAACGCAAATTTTCGTATGCTTGACCAGCATCAGTTCTAATAGTTTTTAATAATTCAGGGCTTATAACCGTATCTTCAGCAAGCCCCAAAGCTTTAGCAGTTAATTTATTTGTTACCTGTTGGTTAATAAAACTAGCGTTTTGAGCAGTTGTGGTTTTTCCAGCTATACCTTCAATAACACGATTAACAAAAGATGGCTTTACTTGAGATGGCGGTATTGTGTAGCCTGATTGAATTACATCTTTAGCAGCTTCTTGTATGCCTTTAGAGGCTTGAGGGCCACGAATTATATCGCCAACATAATTTACAGCTTTTCCAACAGTCGGGGATGCCCCACCAAATACAGTACCAAACAAACCAGCTTGATTGCGGTTTTCAATGTCAGGAGTTAATCCGTAACCAGTTGCTCCACCAATAGCAGCTTGTTCACCACTAGCTAAAGCAAAACTAGGTATTTTTCCTAAATTAGATATTTGACTAGCGACTTGTGGAATAGATTTAACAGCACCAATAGCTTTTTGAGCCGCAGTATAAGGTAATAAGTATGATCCAATTTGACCTGCTGTACCTGTTACTGGAAATTGCTCTTTAACTTCACCAGTTATCTTTTCACCAAAACGGCTAATATTACGACCAGTTTCAGGAAATGCAAGTTCAGTTAATGCGCCAGCACCTTTAATTAATTCACCAGCCCCAGAAACCATCATAGGGCCAACCACTTGATTGCCGCTAAATTGAGGCAAATTAATAGAATTAATAAACCGATCATAAGCGGTTTCAGGCTGCATAACAGCACCTTCAGGCAATGGTGGTAATCCGTCTAATAAAACAGCACCTTTAGGGAGTGGCGGCAATGTATCAGCCATTATTGAACCGCCATACCAGTTTTTGAATTAACCCATTTTCCATTGCGAACTTCAATTTGTTCACCATTTAACATGGCTTTTGCGGTTGCGCCAGTTTGTTTTGGAGAGCCTTGAGTTGTTTTAACATCTTCAGTAAATTTAGGTTTAACAAGAATATTGTTACGCAAACTTTCAGGCACAGGTTTTTGATCAAATCTGTAAGATTCACGAATATTATCGCCAGCCGCTCTGCGTTGAGAATCATACAAACTGTTAATTGTTTTTCTATCTAAAATTAAAGAACTAAACGCTGTTGGATCGGTTACTAATTTTTCTAACAACTTTAAATCAGGGCCAGTTAAAGCACCTAAAGAATTAGAATCTTTGCCTAATAAATAAGCATTTGTAACTTTTTGCTGTAATTTTGCTCTTACATTTGGTTTTGCTAAATCATAATCGGTGTAACCTTGAAATTCGGTTTGCAAATCATCAACAGCTTTTTGATAATTAATTGCACCTTTAACTGTTTTTTGTATTTCAGCAGGTAATGCACCAGCTTGATCTGCATAAAATTTACGAATTTGTGGGCCACTTGTTAATGTTGGTGGTGGTTTTAGTGCTTCAAATGGATTATATCCAAACGTCTTAATTACTTCATCGTCTTTTGCCAATGCTGGTTTAGTAGATGGGTTAGATGGCAAACCGCCACCACCCATAGGAGCATTACTGCCCATAGGGAAACCACCACTTGTAGGTGCGTTTCCACCGCCTGAAGATAAATTACCCATACCTGATGGTAATAAACCTTCATCTCTCAATCTAATTGTTTCAGCTTGCGTCATAGCTGGTTTAGATGTTGCAACAAAACGCATTGTAGATTTAGGGTCAGCAGAATTTTTGTCATAAACAAAAGTATCTGTATTTCCTGTTTTTGGGTCAAGCTGACTAACTTCAGCCCAATTAGGGCCTTCAGTAATCTTTTTCATTGCGTGTGTTCTTAAAAACGCAGGTGAATTAGGATTCTGTAAAGCGTTCATATTGGCTAACATTGGATTTGCAGGAACAGCAGCAATATCTCTTGTAGCCATTGGCATAGGTACATTTGCACCGCCTTCGCCAGCTTGACCGTAAGGCCCAGCCAATTCAGTTTGTTTCTGAGTAGCAGGTCTGCCTTGCAAATCACCCATGTAATCAGCTAATGCTACAGTTTCTTGTCCCCTAATAGCTTTAGCTAAATCTAATTGCGCTTGTTCAGCCTTTTCAATGCCTTCTTTACCAACATAAATATTGGCTAAATTAGCAAGGTTTTGTGTCCATGAAGGAGCAACATAACGATTGCCAACCATTTGACCTTGTGGTGCTGGCTTATTCATTAGCAATTCAGCCATTCTTTGCTGGCGTAATATCTGTTGCTGTTGCAACATTTGTTCTGGGTTTAGTGTTCCATCAGCCATATTATCTAAATCCTTGCTCTTGTGAGGCAATCATTCTGCTTGATTGAGAATAAGGGTCAGTACCGTATTGTTGTGAAATGTCATATTGGGTAAATGGGTTATATGTGCTTAAACCACCCATTTGTGCATCTTGAGCGTTTACTTGATTTTGTGTAGGATTTTGACTCTTACGCAACATAGCAGCCATAGCTAACTGGTTTGCACCAGCACCGCCTTGTGCAGTTTGACCAGCTTGTTGTGTCAAAGCATTGCCTTCTCGCATTGCCATATCTTGATTAGATTGTTGCGTAGCAATATTTTGAAAAACAGGGGCTAAACCCTGTTGGTCTTGCATTCCCTGAAACTGCATATATGGGTTCATAGAAGTCCGTAATCTACGACTTTATAGCCGTCATTAAGGGTTTTAACTGCATAAGGGAATACTTGCTCAACTTCTTGAGCCATATAACCATAATGCACTCCATGACCTGCTAGTGCATCATTTTTAAATTCAGGTTTGTATTCAAACTTATACACAGTTAAACCGTTATCAGCAACACCAACTAACTCAATATTTTCCTTGGTGCGAATATCAGATTTCATAATTCCAGCACCAGCAAGGCCCATTAAACCTTGGTTAAAGTTCTGTTGAGCAGCTTGCTTTGCATTAAAGTCACCCATTTGGGCGTTGTAACCCATTTGTGCCGCACCCAACACATCAGCACCAGCAGTAGTGGCTTGTTGCGGAACATTAGACATATAGCTAGGGTTGGTTACTTGTGAACCTGAACGAATAGCGTTCAAAGTGTTGATTGGCTCGTTACGGATATAACCAAGCTGACCAAAACCTTGTTGATTAGCAGCAAGACCAGTTTGGAATCCTTGGGTTGTTGCACCAAGTAATAAGTCGTTTTCTTTTTGACCTTGTGCCAATGATGCCCTGTTATAAGCCTCTGATCCTACTGGAATGCCTTGGTTAGCCATTCTGACATCAAAGGCTTCTCTAGTTTGCTCAATCTGTGGGCGTAAACGCTGCATATAAGCATCTTGATAACTTTGTCCAGGATTAAAACCAGTTTGAGCCAAACCACTTGTATCAAATGGCTGAGAAATCATATTCTGAACATAACTCAGACCTTGGTTTTGTAAGCCACCAAGATTAAGGCTAGTTTGGTTTTGAATATCTAATAGCTGTTGTTGTGCAGGAGCTAAAGATTGAGTAAGAGTCCAAGTAGGATTGCCGTATTTGTCTGAACCTGTTTCTGCGTAGTTTAAGTTTCCGTAAGGAGTAACTTGGTTTACACGGTTTGCAGCCGTAGCTACACGAGCAGCGTCAAGATTACCTTGGGCTGTTTGAGCAGCCGCCCCTGCGTAATCTGGAGCACCAGGCGCACTTGGCGCAGGCCCTAATCCTAAAAATCCACCACCACCCATGTCATTCTCCTCTTGCTGTCCTTAAAGGGCATTTAATGTCGAGAAATCGACAATCTTCACGCCTCATAGCCATAATCACTAAGTCACCATCCATGTGAGCATCTGGGATTTCGGCTACCACTTTAAAACCAAGGTGTCGGTTTAATCTTAGGGCATCTTCATTACTGCCACAAATTTGTCCTAGTATAACGCTAACACCAAGTTTATTAAAGGGATAATCGAAAGCCGCCCACAGCAAATCCCGACTCATCCAATTTACTTCACCTACTGCCGCAACATGCATTTGACACGCATTTGGCATAAAGCTACAAAATCCTACAACTGCTACTAAGTTACCGTCTAATTCCTGACCTATACATACTGTTTCTATTGGTAACGGGTGGTTCATCATTCGAACCAGCCAATCCCCCATATATTGTTGATTTTCAGTAGTAACTGTACGCAATTACAGTACGCCCCCTCGTTCCATTACAAAGTCGGTAGAAGCCCAGCGTAAATCTAAACCTTGGGAAGCGGTATTTAAGCTAATAGAACCAGCGTATCCAATGCCAGTTACGCCCTGCCATTCCTTACTAATAATGCTGCCACCCCATTTTTTAGCATCCCATGTACCTATATCCCATAAACCAATTTGATTTAAATTAGGGTTAAAACTAAGGCTTTGGCTTAAATCTTGAACTTCAAAGTCGGTACTTAAACCGCATAAAACGGTAGGAATAGCACCTTGAAGCTGGAATATAGGGCGAACCATTGTGAAGCGTTTTTGCTGTCCACGGCTGTCAAAGTAGGAATAGGCTTGTTGAACAGAAGCGGCAATATTGCTGCCACCGTCTGAAAAACCGCTGTAGTATTTACCAACAAAGCCATTGCCACCAAAGTACATATCATCACCGCTTGACTCAAAGCAAGCAGCATTAATACCAGTAAACCTAGCCCAAGACTTAGTAATCGTGTGCATTACATATTGCTCGTAAACTCCGCTACCAACAGGAATGTTAATAATCAGCATATTAACCTTGGCAAGGTAGCTAATTTGCCAGCCAAAGTTAGTTGAATACAGGTCAGCAGCTTGGCTAATAGCGTAGTAAATCTTGTCAGTAATGTTGATTTTTGGGTCTAAACGGCTAGATTGCAGGGCTGAAGCCATAGGCACTAAACCGTCTTGGGTTAGCAATAACATATCGCCAGAATATTTAAAAAAGCATCTACGGCTAAAGGTTTGACCTAGTTGCCATACGCCTATTAGTTTCCAATCGTTAGCATCTGACGGGTTGCCACCACTATAAACAATAACTTCACCTTGACTTGTAACAAAGGCGGCATAGTCATCTACACCGTATCCAGCGTCTAAAGTCCATGTTCCCATTGCTTGCAAGTAACCGCCATTACGAGCAATACCGCCAAGATTAAAGCTAGTTAATGCACCGTTAATAGAATCTACAGGCAAATACCAAAAGTTAAGACTTTCTTCTTGTACAAAAAACAGTCTATCTCTGTAAAGGTTAATGTTTATTAACTTATCGCCATCAATGCCAGTTATATAAAAATTGATACTATATGTGCCTACAACGGTGGCATTGCCACTTGGGGCGGTAAGCATTGTGTAAGTAAAAGTTGTGCCGCCAGTAACCGTAATGCGAAAAACACCGTTAAATTGAGCAGGTGTAGCACCAGTTACGGTAATTTCGTTGCCTGATACTAAACCATGAGCAGAAGCGGTTGTAAGGGTTGCTGTAAGGTTTCCTGTGCCACCCCTAGTAAGGGTAGAGATTGTCTGAGCAGTCGATGTAGCGGCTGATTTAACCCATTGTGTGCCATTGTAAACAACCATAGCATCTGCACCATTAACTGCTGGCATAAATGAACCACCAGCCGTTGTAATCATTACATGCTGTAGTTTGCCGTTACCAAGACTGATAGGAAAAGCAGAAGTAGCCGTGGCTGTAGAGGCATCGTAAATATTGCCATTGGCATTGACCGCAAATAGCTTTTCTGTTGTAGGACTACTGTAATTCATTAAAGTTTGAACTTCACCAGTAATGCCTATAGAAGTCTTTACATAGCCTTGTCTAAGGGTTACATCCGATGGGGTAGGATAGAAATTAATCATCTGAACCGCATCCAATGGGTTCATTTCGGCTACAGAATCCCTAGCGTTCCAGCCCCCAATAGGGGAAGGAAGTGATTGAGTGGTGGCGGTAAACTTTTTAGCTACTGGCATGATTAACTGCCATAGCCAGTATCAGGGATATTAGCCCAGCCAATCAGCACAGCACTTGGTTGTGGTGCAAAGGATAGGGTAGCAGAGCCTTTATCGTTAGCTTTGGCAACATTGAGATAACGGGTGTAATCTTGTTGCAATGCGGTAGTATCAAAGGACTTAATTTGAAAATATTTAAGTTTAGTCAGCAATACAATGATTGCGTCATCCAGCACAGATGTATCGGTATCGGCTGTAAAGCTGTTCTTTACATCATCAGCCGCACTTCTTGCCCAGCCCTTAGAACGATACTCAAAGCCTAAATATTCTAAAGTGCTATAAGGTGGCCATATTTCAAACTGGTTACCCAAGATTCTCCAACGAACCCGTGGGCCTGTTGAGATATAACCCGATTTTAGCCATTGCCATTGTTGTGCGCTAACTGGGCCAAGCATTTGCCAATGTTTAGTCTTATCCCATTGAGTATTGTCTGTAATGGTTTCGTAATCAGGCGGCAAAGGGTAAATCGTTTTGCTAAAGGTAACTGTTTGACCTGTAGAAGTTGCAGAAGATTGCTGAGTAGTAGTTAAAGAAGTGCTATTAGTAACCGTGTCTACATAAGTATCCTGGGGAATGCTTGTCCCAACAATAGAATAAGTGTTGTCCAGCCCTGTGGTACTAGGGATAGCAGTCAATATTTGAGTGCCAACCGTAGTATCACAGGTCGTGGTTATTGCCGTGGTGTAAAACCGATATTCTAGTTCTAAAGCCTGCCAATCATGCTCTTTAATCAAATCGTAGCCAGCACGGTTCATCAAAGCCAAGACTTGTTGCACATCTTGACTAGGATTGCCGATTACATAGCTAGGAACGGATAAGTTAAGTTCAGCGGTAGTTTGCTGGACTAATTCGAGCATGGTTGATGACATATTAGGCTTCCTCTGTGGCTACCGTCTTTTTACGGGGTTTCTTTTCACCAACAGCGGCAAGTACAGCGGCCATTTGATCTTGCATCAAAGCCAGCTTCGCATCTGTTTCAGCCTTTATTTTAGCAGTTTCTTGATTCTTTTTGGCAAGTTCTTCTTTTAGAAAGTTAATTTCACTTTCACGCTTGTCTGTTTCTGCTGCATTTGTGGCTAGATTTAAAAATGCCTTTGCCTTATCACGGAACGCATAAGGGGACATTCCTGCCGCCATACCCATTCTCTGAACTTGTTGATCTGAAGCCCCTGCAATAGATTCAATAGTGTGGAACTTCATTGCCCGTAGTTCTTCAGCTTGGCTTTTTGATACTAATGGCCATTCTGAAACAGGTGTTCCCACTACTTCTACATCGTTTGCACCTTGTCTATTCATATAGTTTGCCCATTGGATAGGAAAACGGGTTTTGTGGCTTGCATAGGCATAAGTGTCTATTTCGGTAAGAGTATCGCCAGCTACGCAAATATGGACAAAATCAAACTCTTTAAAGATTGGTCTGCCAGCGTCTAGTGATTCTTGCTCTTGTTGTACTGGTCGCTTGTAAAAACGAACCTGTAACCGACTATCTGCATTGTTTTGATCTGAAGGTAAAGCCATGTTTAATTCTCCTAAGTAGTTAGGTTGTTAAAGATAAAAAGGGGCTACCCTTGTGAGGTAACCCCTAGTTTTTACTACATTTTAGCGTTTTAAGCTAATCAAACAGAAGCCTTGCTAAACCAGCCATAGTCACCTGATGCCATTGAAGCACCTGACAAATATGTACCTGCACCCAAAGTTGTTTGGAATGTAGATGCGTTAATTACGCAAGTAGCGGTTGAAGCCGCAATAGCGACACCAGCTTGGGCGAAAACATAACGGAAACCTGAGTTTCCAAATGTTTCAGCACCTAGTGGGCCAAAGGTTGAGATTGCTGTGCCAGCAGAGTTTAAATTTGTGTTAGCCACATTATTCAAATCTACGCCAGCGATGGGGAGAACGGTATAAGCCATGATAATTTTCCTTTTCTATGGATGTGATTAAGTACCTGTCAAAATGCCTTGTAATGAAGCATTAGAACAAGTCATATTTCCAGCCCAACCATACAACTTAACAATCTTTCTGTTACTTCGGCTTTCGCCTACTGACCACTTTCGTGGCGGAGCAACTTCTTCGAATCGCTCTCTAGGACTTCAAACTGCAAGTTATAT